GCCCTAAAACGGTGGTTTAAAGAGGACTGGAAAGACGTCAAAACAGGCAAGGCTTGTGGACGTAAAAAGGGCGATAAGCGGGGAACCCCGTACTGTAGGCCCACAAAGCGGGTCTCTAGTAAAACGCCTAAAACCTCTGGTGAGATGACAGCGGCAGAGAAGAAGTCCCGTATAGCGCAGAAGAAGCGCCTAGGGCAACCGGCAGGAAAACCTAAGCGTGTAACTCCGCTTAAAAGGAAGAAGAAATAATGGCGACATCTGGCACTGCTACATTCAACATGGACTTCACCGAGATTGCGGAAGAAGCGTGGGAACGTGCCGGTAGAGAAATGCGTTCTGGTTACGACTTGCGCACTGCTCGTAGGTCTATGAATTTGTTGACTATTGAGTGGCAAAACCGTGGTATTAACATGTGGACTATCGAGGAAGGTACAAAAAACCTCGTAGAAGGCACCGCTACATACGATCTGCCCGCCGATACAATAGACCTTTTAGAGCACGTTGTACGCACAGGTGACGGCAGTGTGACTACTCAGTCTGATCTAAACATTACGCGTATCAGCGTCTCTACCTATTCAAGCATCCCTAACAAGCTCTCTCAGGGCCGCCCTATACAAATTTATGTAGACCGTGGTCAGGCTAACCCTTCGGTTACTGTGTGGCCTGTACCAAATCAAGGTACTGCACTTGCACCTTACTACGTGCTTAAGTACTGGCGGATGCGCCGCATACAGGACTCAGGGACAGGCGTTAATACCGCCGATGTTAATTTCCGCTTCTTGCCCTGCCTCGTTGCAGGGCTTGCGTATTATATAGCCTCAAAAGACCCAGACCTTATGCCTAGAATACCTATGCTACAGGGTGAATATGAACGTCAATTTGAATTAGCAGCGGGCGAAGACAGGGAAAAAGCAACGATTAGCTTGGTGCCGCGTATACATGGCGTGAGGTAGGCATGAGCTATAAGTATGCTTCGAGCCAGAGAGCAATCGCAATATGTGATGTATGTGGCTTTCAATACAGGTTACGGCAGCTTAAAGAGCTGATTGTTAAAGGAAATAATACTAACATTAAGGCGTGTCCTGAGTGTTGGAACCCAGATCAGCCACAGCTTATGTTAGGTACGGTTCCAGTAGAGGACCCGCAAGCTATACGTAACCCAAGGTCCGACTCTGCTGAGTTAGTAGCAAGTAGGGATATTCAATGGGGTTGGGACCCAGTGGGGTTAACTGACCCATTTAGACTTACACCAGACAATTTGGAAGCCGTAGGTGCTGTAGGGCAAGTTACGGTAACCACAAGCTAGGAGACAGAAATGAAAATGAAGTCACGATCAAACGTAAAAGTACCCAAGGTTATCGAGTTCCCGAATGAGCCTACAATGTACAAAGTAGATACTTGCAACCAACCGCCTAAAGACATGAAGACTAGCGGTATTAAGGTTCGCGGCGTAGGCGCAGCAACTAAAGGTACTATGGCCCGAGGCCCGATGGCTTAAGGAGTAGCAGGTGAACTACACCGAGCTTAAAACAAATATTGAGGACATCTGCGAGCAGTCGTTCACGGACGACCAAATGGCTATGTTTACTCAGCAGGCTGAGCAGAAGATATATAACACTGTTCAGATTCCTGCGCTGCGTCGAAACCAGACAGGCAACCTTACGCTCGGCGGCAAGTACTTAATATACCCTACAGACTTTTTGTACACGTTCTCTTTGGCGGTTATTGATGCGCAGGGCAATTACACGTATTTGCTGAATAAAGACGTTAATTTTATTCGTGAGGCGTACCCCGGACCGACAAGTACAGGTACTCCCGTACATTACGGAATTTTTGACGACACCGCGTTTATTATAGGCCCAACGCCTGATGCAGCGTATGAAGTAGAGTTACATTACGGCTACTACCCCGAGACTATTGTTACTGCGGGTACTACGTGGCTTGGCGATGAGTTTGACTCTGCCCTGCTTAACGGTGCTTTGGTCGAGGCGATACGCTTTATTAAGGGTGAGTCAGATATGGTAGCCTTGTATCAGAAGATGTACGTAGACGCTATGGCGTTATTAAAGAACTTAGGTGACGGAAAGATGCGAGAAGATATGTACCGTTCTGGTCAACTTAGAATAGAACCGCGTTAATTTAAATAGAGGAAAGTAAAATGGCTATTTCACAAGCTATGGCAACATCATTTAAAGTTCAAATTCTTGGCGGAGACTTTGACTTTGCTTCGGGCACGTCACAGGTCTTTAAACTGGCTCTGTATACGTCGTCAGCTACGCTAAGCGCAGCTACTACTGCGTATGCAACGACTAACGAAGTTTCGGGTACAGGTTATTCTGCCGGAGGTGCTGCGTTGACTATCTCAGCAAACCCTGCTTCAACCGGCACTACGGCGTTTTTGGACTTTGCCGATTTGACTTTTTCTACAGCTACTATTACTGCTCGTGGCGCTTTGATTTACTTAGCGAACGGTGGTACTAACCCTGCTATTGCAGTTCTGGACTTTGGTTCGGATAAGACTTCTACTGCGGGCGACTTTACTATTGTCTTCCCTGCTGCGGATGCAAGCAACGCGATTATCCGCATAGCTTAGGCTAAGTAAATGGCTGATGTTATCGTCCCACTCGCAGGGTGGGGTTACAGCACTTGGGGGACGGATTCGTGGGGCGAAGGTAATGCCCTGCCGTTCTTAACAGGTGAGTTGGGTTCAATAACGGTAACTGCGGATGCTGTCGTTAGTGTTAGTGGCGTTGTAGGCACTACAGCTTTAGGGAATGCTACAGCACAAGTAGACGCTACTGTTAACGCTATCGGAGTTACCGCCACCGGTGAGTTAGGTACTCTTAGGTTCGACGCAACGGTTCTTTTGGGCGGTTGGGGTCGCGGAGTCTGGGGCCAAGGTGCGTGGGGAGAGTCACTAGGTCTCCAAGCTACCGGTGCTGTAGGGTCTGTAAGTGTTCAGGAAGGCGCTGGCGTATCAGTTACAGGTGTAGGAGCTACTACTGCACTAGGCAATATTGTAGCTAACGCCGATGGAGCAATAAGCGCTCTTGGTAACGCAGCAACTGGTGAGATAGGCACAACAACTGTAGTTGGTAACGCAATCTTTTCTGTTACTGGGGTGGCAGGCACAACTGCTTTAGGCACTTCCGGGGTGCAAAGTGAAGCAACTGTTAACGTTACGGGTGCTACAGGAACTACGGCACTAGGCGCGGTTACGGTAGTAGGCAAAGCAAACACCGCTGTAACGGGGGTAGCGGCTACATCAGCGCTAGGTAGCGCCACAGTAAAGCTAGTTATTAATGTTCCTGTTACGGGAGTTCAAGGCACTACAGCGTTAGGCGCTACAACAGAAACCGCCGATGCTAATGTCTACCCAATAGGAGTACAGGCTACTGGGGAAATAGGCACTGTTCTAGTTTGGAGTCAAATAGTTCCGGGCGGCAACCCTCGATGGACGGAGATAATAGCAGCATGAAAATAGTAAAAGAAGCGACAAACTTGGGTAACGCAATAGACCCAAAGCATGAAATTGAAGTGGTATGCGATAACTGCGGGTATGATGTAAAAGAGTCTGAATTAAACGCGGGTACTTGCTCAGATTGTGGCAACTCGTTAAACTTGCGTCAGAATACAACGATTTACGCAACCACTATTCCCGCTGCTGGCGGCAGCACCTTAATTTAAGTACCGGAGAAATCAAATGGCTACTTATGTAAATAACCTTCGGTTAAAAGAAATTACAACCGGCGATGAAGACGGCACTTGGGGAACTAGTACCAACACTAACCTTGAGCTAATTACCGACGGTTTCAGCTTGGGCACTAAGCAGATGTCTGCTGATGCTAACGAAACTTTTACTATGCCTGACGCTACGGCAGACGCGACTCGCTCGTTATACCTTAAAATAACTTCTGCGGGTTCTCTTACGGCAACTCGTGAGGTAACGCTTGGGCCAAACACGATATCTAAGACGTGGATTATTGAGAACGCCACCACTGGCAGTCAGATTATTACAATTAAACAAGGCTCTGGAGCTACGGTTAACGTAGCCAACGGCTCTAAGGTCATGGTCGTCACGGACGGTGCGGGTTCAGGAGCTGCGGTATTTAATGCTAACCCTACTGAAACAGGCGGATCGGTTACTAGCGTAGGCGGCACGGGTACGGTTAATGGAATTAGTCTTTCAGGCACGGTGACAAGTTCAGGTAACCTTACTCTTGGCGGCGCTTTGTCGGGCGTTAATCTAACCTCACAAGTTACGGGCACACTTCCTATCGCTAATGGCGGTACAAACCTTACGTCTTTAGGGTCAGCTAACCAAGTGCTTGCGGTTAATTCAGGCGGGTCGGCTTTAGAGTATCAAACTTCCACTACCGGAACAGTAACAAGCGTAGCCGGTACAGGAACAGTTAGCGGATTAACTCTTACGGGTACAGTAACAAGCTCTGGAAACCTAACGCTTGGCGGTACACTTGACGATATTAACTTAGCTAGTGGGGTTACAGGAACACTACCTGTAGCCAACGGCGGAACTAACGGAACTACTGCGGCTACGGCTAGAGCAAGTCTTTCGGCTAATGCCTTGCCAATTCTTAAAAGCGGAAACTACACGGCAGCAGTAGGCGAGTTTGTTACCGTTACAGCCGCAAGCATTACCATCACCTTACCTGCATCACCAAGCGCAGGGGATACGGTGACTATTAAAGACGGCACAGGAGCTGCGGCTACTAGTTCTTTTACTGTTGGACGTAACGGCTCTAATATAGCTAGCGATGCAAGTGATCTTACATTTGATTCTAGCTTTGCAGAAATAACAATGTCATACATCAACGGTACTATCGGATGGAGTGTATAAATGAGTAATTTGAGCGACTTATTAGGCGGCGGAGGTGGAGCTAACCTCCAAGCGTTCACTTCGGGTGGAACTTGGACTAAACCCCCCGGAGCACAGTTTGTAATGGTTGAAACGTGGGGCGGTGGCGGCGGAGGTTCTGGCGGCGTGGGTTCTCCAAGTCCCGCCCCTAATAATGGCGGAGGTACTGGCGGCGGAGGTGGGGGCTATGCCTATGGCACGTTCGTAGCTCCCCTACTCGGCGCAACGGAAACAGTGACGATAGGTGCTGGCGGTGGTGGTGGTGCCGGTAACCCTTCGCCAAGTGACGATGGAACAGCAGGTGGTACAAGTAATTTTGGTACTTGGATTTACTCTGGAGGCGGTGTTGAAGGCGGACAAGGCGGTAGAGGCGGTTGGTCTTTTGCGCCGGGTTCTCACGTCGCTGCAAAGTATTCACCTCCTCAAGGCCCGGTTACTTTTAATCACCAGATTCACGGTAATTACGGAACAGAGGGGTCTCCCTTAGCTACTGCTGTTTTTGGAACATTTGGTGGCGGACAAGGCGGCGGCTATTACAGCTCAACTGGCGGTAACTCTATGTTCGGCGGAGGCGGAGGCGGTAGAGGCTCTCCCGCCGGTGGTGGTGGACAAGCAGCAGGAGGTTCTCGCAGTGGAGGTGCTGTTTCTGGCAGTGGAGGTGCAGCGGGAGCCGCAGGCGGAACTTATTGGGAAGGTGGCGGTGGCGGTAATGGCGGCCCCAGCAAAACTACCGGAAAATCTGGAGGCCGTGCCGGTGGCGGTGGCGGTGGCGGCGGTGCTCCAACTGGCCCAGCGGGAGCCGCAGGCGGAGCTGGTGGCGGTGGCTTAGTTTTTGTTTACTCATGGTGAGGTTAAGAAAATGACTATAGTTAAAAAATGGGCTGTCGTTAAAGACGGTAAAGTAGCCAACACTGTGTTAGCCGACGAAGAGTTTGCTTCTGCGCACCCTGACCATATAGAAATACCCGTAGCGCCAACTCCAACATATCCCGAGGATTGGAACAAAATTAGTACCGGTTGGGAGTGGTCGGGTTTTAAGTTTACTCCTCCTCCTAGAGATGTTGCTTCGGAACAGGCAGCGGCGGTAGAGCGTCGTAACGCCCTACTAGGAGACTCGGATGCTTATATCGCAAATGACCTTTGGATGAATTACACTCCAGCGGAACAACAAGCATGGGCGGATTATAGGAGCGATCTCAGGAATTTATTTACAACTTTCCCTGACGATCCACAGGATATAGTATGGCCTATTTCCCCTAATTCCCCCGATGCAACAATATAAGGTACAAGATTTATGCCCAGCTCTGTTTTCATTGCGACCCCCATGTACGGGGGTCTTTGTTATGGGGGTTATACTATTGGACTACTGGACACCTTAGACAAGTTAAAAGATTTAGAAATAACAATGCACTATAGCGAGCTAGGTAATGAAAGTTTAATTACCCGGGGAAGAAATAGATTAGTTAATCAGTTCCTGCATACAGACTCTGAGTATTTAATTTTTATAGACGCAGATATTGTTTTTAAAGCTGAAGATGTCTTAAAACTTATTTTTGCTGAAAAAGAAATAATATGTGGTCTCTACCCAAGAAAAAATATTGATTGGGAAACTGTTAGAAAAGCTGCAAATAACGATGAAAAAAACCTCGGGGACTATTCTTGTAGTTTTGTGGCAAACCCTAAAAACTTGGATTGGTCAACTCCTTTTGAAGGCATTGTTCCAATTGAAGAAGGAGGCACCGGGTTTATGTGTATTCACCGTAGTGTCTTTGAAAAACTTAGTCCTCTAGTTCCTGAGTATAGAGAATGTACTGTTACAAGAGGGCATAAACACTCTAAAAGACCTGATGGTTCTGATGTCTGGCCGGTTACAAAAAACTTCTTTGACGTTTCTATCGCTGAAGACGGTTTATACTTATCGGAAGATTATCATTTTTGTAGATTGTGGAACTCTGTTGGTGGCACTGTATATGCAGACACTTCTATAAATTTAAAACACGTAGGAACTCATGTTTTTTCGGGTTCTTTATCTTATGGACTTAACCCACCACAGGTATAAAAATGCTTTGGCAACTAGACCCAAAACTTTTTGATGATAACGTAGAGAATTGGTCTTATCTAAGCCAAGCTTTTACTAAAGAAGAGTGTGAAAAAATTATTGCGTTAGGTACTTCTATTGCGGGAGGACCGGCTAAAGTTTCTAGCCCTACTGGGGAGAAAAACGCTGAAAACGAAGAAGAGGGGGAAGATGAAGGCGTACTAAAGCTTTCGGAAAGAATTAGTAATGTTTCTTGGATTACCCCTACAGAAGAAAGTGAGTGGATATTCAGAAGGTTAACAGATGTAGTACAAGGCGCTAATTCAAACTTTTTTAACTTTGACCTTTGGGGGTTTAGCGAAGGCTTGCAGTTTACAAAATACGAAGCGCCAGATGGCAACTATGCGGCTCATATAGATAAATGTCTCCACAAAAGTACACGTAAACTTTCTCTGGTTATACAACTGTCCGATCCAAAAGATTACGAGGGCGGAGAGTTAAAAATTATATTCTCAAAAAAACCTCACGTGACGGAAAGAGAGCAAGGTAGGGCAACTATTTTTCCTAGTTACACACTGCATCAGGTCGATCCTGTTACTAAGGGAGAAAGATATAGTTTAGTGGCTTGGGTAACGGGGCCTAATTTTAGGTAATACTATGAAAAAAGAAGCTAAAACCTTTCAAGAAAAAGGTTATGTGGTAGTTAAAAATTTTGTGCCTAAACAAACCGCAAAAATGTTATTTAATTATTTAGTGTGTTTAAGTGTTGCCAAAAAATTGCTAGACCCAAATGTAAGCTTAGACGGAGACGAACAAGTCCCCGGAAGTTTGTTGGCACTAAACGGGGACACTATTTTTGAAAGTCTTTTATTTAGCTTTAGAGAAAAAATGGAGTTAAATACGGGGTTAAGCTTACTACCCGCTTACTCTTATAGAAGGCTGTATACGCACGGGAATATTTTGCATAAGCATAAGGACAGACCGGAATGTGAAATATCAGCAACAATAAAGTTGTCGGATAATAGTGAATATAACTGGCCTATCTGGATGCAAGACACGGCCATCGAACTTGAAGACGGCGACGCTGTTTTATACCGAGGATGCGACTTGGAGCATTGGAGAGAGCCTTGCGGCGGCCCAAAAAAATATTTAATGGGCCAAACTTTCCTGCACTACGTAGATGTAGATGGTCCTTTTGTAGACTCAGCTTTTGAAAAAAATGAAATAAGACAAAAAGCGTATGATAATTTTTTAAATTATTGTAGCTCACTGGATTAAGTTTAGTGGAAACCTGTAGAGCCGGTAATCTTTCGTACCTAATAATAGACAATTTCTTTACAGAAGACGAACTACAAGAGGTAAAAAAAGAAGTTTTAGCCTTAAAACGATTTGAAGTATCACCTGAAAAAACTAGCACCGCCTTAGATAAAAAAGGAGGTTCCCCAATTAAATCTGGAACAGGGGTTTTTCTAGACGAAATTTATTCAGGGATAAGAGAAAAATCAAACATACTTGAGGCGCATAATAAAATATATTCTTCAGAAATCGTTGATTTTGCTAAAGAATTTGACATAGTGTTTACTTGGCTAGATCATTCAAACTTCGACAACACTTTAGTAAACTATTATCTAGAAGGGCAAGAATATAAACCACATCGGGACGGGTGTAGGATAAGCACTGTAACTTTCTTAAGATTTGGAGAGTTTACGGGCGGCGACTTTATTTTCCCAGAGCAAGGGGTAAAAATTGAATGCGTCGAAAACAGAACAATAGTTTTTCCTAGCGTGGCGGTTCATTCTGCGCTACCCATACATGGCGCGGGCACAAGAGCGTCTATTGCTAGGTTTATAGATTATTCTGATGCCCGGGAGCAGCATTTGTAGAAATAGGTCGTAAAAATGGCAGCAGAGATATTAGCAGCAGTACAAATTTGCGCCTCGTCTTACCGACTTATAAAAGCGGCTGTACATGAGGGCCGTGAAATAACAGACATGTCCAAATCTATTAGCAAGTTTTGGGACGCAAGAGAACAAGTCAGTGTTCTTGAGCAGAAAGCTACGAATCAAAGCAAAATAGAAAAATTGTTTGGCGGCAAATCCATAGAAAGTCAGGCACTAGAAATAACCCTCCAAAAACAAAAAGCAGTTCAGTTAGAAAAAGATTTAAAAGAATTGTTTTACTGGACGGGCAATGGCGATCTTTGGCAAGACATGATCAGGGAGCGCACCAGATTAAGAAATATGCGTATTCATGAAGCGAAAGCAAAAGCAGAAGCAAGAGCTAACACAATTGATGTTGTTATAGTGCTGATGTTTTTAATGTTTTCTGTTTTGGTTGTAGTTGGAATTACTAACGTGGTGATGAAGTAATGGAATATCAAATAATGTTTAACGTGGCTATCGCCTTGGCAGGATTTATTGGCGGCTGGGTAGTAAACCGTGTGTTTGCTTTGCTTGATCGCATAGACGCTGACATGAAGTCTATTCCTATGCAGTACGTTTCCAAAGATGATTACCGCGAAGACATCCGCGAAATTAAAGAAATGCTTGGCGCTATTTTTAAACGACTAGAGAGTAAAGTTGACAAATGAAACTTGATCCAGTCCTTCTTAACATGGCCTGCTCGTGGTCTATGAAGGCGTACAAAGATACGAACAAAAATGCAATCAAGATAGAGTGCGGCTTGACTTCGACTACAGCTTTTATTGCCAAGCGCAAAACCATCGACATCATAGTGTTCCGTGGTACTCAGCAGGTGGGTGATTGGGCGTTTAACCTATTCCCGGTGCCTTTACCGTATGCTGGCAGGCTTTGTCACGGTGGATTCGTAGCAGCGCATAAGTCCGTTTGGAGCGAAATCGAAGAGCACATAGACTACAAGAAGCGAACCCTAATCTGTGGGCATAGCCTTGGTGGGGCACTAGCGGAGCTGTCTGCTGCCAAACTAAACGGTAAACACGACAACTTAAGCCTGATTACTTTTGGTAAGCCAAACACGTTCTTTAAAGGGTTTAAAAAGCCTCTTATACTCGACGATCAAATCTCCTGCGTGAACGGCAGTGATACAGTCGCCCGTGTTCCCCGTCTGTGTTACGGCCCCAGTAAGTCTCAAGACATGCTTTTCTTTTCCAATGAGGGCAGTAACCACATAAACCCTAGTAAGCGTTTCCGCAGGAAAGATCGTGGCATCAAAGACCGTGTTTCTGACCACTTTATGGACGGGTACAAAGCTCGTCTATCTGAGTTCTTGGAGGACCAGAAAAATGACAAAACTGGCAATAATATCTAGCTTAATTTTTATTTTACCGGGATGCTCTGTGTCCGAGGATATGATCGCTAACAAAGAATTATATTGTAGTGGTGTGTATAAAGGCATTCGGGCTGTTGGTCGCGTGGCTACAGAAGTAACCACAGGCGTGGCTATCCCTGATGTGTGCGACAGTATTGACGAAATCGTCAAGGAAGATACTGAGGGAAAGTTGTCAGAAACATAGATGCTGTAATTAAGCTCTATTTGTTAACGCTATGATTCATGTCTTTGCTCTTATCGTCATTATAGGAGAGACCGTCCTAAGCGATGACGCATGTCGGAGAACGCTGTGCTTTAGAAATGTATACGAATGCAATCGTTTTATTCGTGCATTGACGCGAGAAGAAAGCGCAACCATCGAGCCAGTAGGGGCTTACTGCAAGCCAATCCTTATTGACCCTAAGCAAGAGGGGATCAAGGTGTACTGATGATCATTGGCTCCGAGAATCCTGTTGGCAGCTATTCTGCGATCCAGTCGAATTCAACAGAAACTCTCCGGGTTAGCCTCTCCTCCGAGATGATGCAAGAGCTTGATCTTACTCAAGATCAAACCGTAAAAGGCTCAGTGTCCGAAGATGGCAAGTCAATAACACTTAATACTGATAATGGTCGTGTACAGATTTCTGGCAACTTTTCAGAAGTTTCTGGGGAAGATGTTAATGTTAGGGTTAGATCAACAGAGGCTCCTGTTACAGAAAAAACAAAGCAGGCGGGGCAGATACAAGGGCAAGTGCCAACAAGAAGCTCTGAGTTAGATGAAATTTTTGAGGGCGTTTCAGAGAAGATAGACAGCAGCACTGAGTTTAAGCAGCTCATGAAAGAGCTAAAAAACGAAATAAATTGGAACGGCGATAACGCTTCTGGAGATATAGATATTTTTCAGGGCGCTCCGGTACATATAGAATTTTCTAAAATGGAATTGAAGGACTCCAGAGCCAGCGTCTGGGAAGAAGCCCCAGAATCACGAGAACTTGAGCTAGGCGAAAACTCTGTAGATTTTGGTGAAGGTGAAATAAACTCTGGAGAAGATGAGTGGGGTGGTTTTGGAAGAGCGGTTGTTCCTGATATGGAAGGCTGGTCTGTAAACATTAACCACGAGCTATCTAACGGCGACAATGTTTGGCTTACGGGCAGGGTAGAGGCAGATAACCACGCACGGCTGTCAATGTGGTTTGACAACAGCGGCACTGCTGCTTATGCCTTGCAGAATGTAGGAACCATTCAAGCTAAGATAGAATCGATGGGCCTAATTGTTGACCTGTTAGGTATAGCTCCCTACCCGAAAGAAGGTGAGCGGCTTAAAAGCACGTTTATGATCGAGGTTTAAAATGAAGTTAAAAGGGCTATTGGCGTCACTCGCCCCTACCGTTGGCAAAGCACTTGGTGGGCCGATGGGTGGTATGGCGGTCAAATTGGTGGCCGACAAGCTGGGTATATCTAACACCACAGATCCGGCAAAACTTGAAAAATATTTAGAAGAGCATCCTGAATCTATTGCCCTGCTGCAAGAAGCGGAACGCGAGTTTTTCCTGACAATTCAAGAACGAGAGATTGACTTAGACAACTTTAAGATGGAGATGCAAGACCGCAAGCACTCCCGTGATATTTTTGGAGACGACCCTACACCTAAGATTTTTGCTATAATCTCGTTGATGGGATTCTTAGCGTATATATTCCTTGTTACTTTTAGAGGCCCGGACGATACCGATGAAGCCACTATGAATATAATCTTAGGCTATTTAGGCGGATTGATATCAGGTATTAGCGCTTTTTTCTTTGGGTCTAGTAATAACCGAGGCCAATAGTTATGGAACAACTAATAGAAATGCTTAAACGCCACGAAGGCGTAAAGAGTCACGTATATAAGTGCTCTGCGGGCTATGAAAGCATTGGCGTGGGCAGAAATATCTCCAAGTCCGGGTTAGGGTTATCCGAGGATGAAGTAGACTATTTATTAGAGTCTGACATATCTCGGGTTATAAAAGAGCTTTCTTCGGAATATCCGTGGTTTAGCTCACTTGATGATGTGCGAAAAGATGCTATGATTGACATTAGTTTTAACCTTGGTGCCACTCGACTACGTGGTTTCAAGCGCGCATTAGCAGCTATGGACGTTGCTAACTACAAAACCGCATCTTTAGAATTTTTAGATTCCAAGTGGAGTCGGGATGTTAAGGGACGCTCAACCGAACTCGCGTACATGATCGAGACGGGGAAGTACCTATAATGAGGTTAAGAAATGCCGCTTCAGAAACTACAGTTAAAGCCGGGCGTTGACCGCGAGAATACTCGCTATGCCGCCGAAGGCAGTTGGTACGAAACCGACAAGGTGCGATTCAGACGGGGTATGCCTCAGAAGATTGGCGGCTGGGTTCGTTTGTCTGCGGCAACGTTTCTTGGTGTTTGCCGGTCTATGCTTAACTGGTCTACCCTGCAAAGACAAAACCTCGTATCTGTAGGCACTAACCTCAAGTACTACATAGAGCGAGGTGGGGCTTATTTTGACATTACCCCTATTAGAGCAACCACAGCAGCGGGCGATGTTACGTTTGCAGCCGTAAACGGCGATGCTACTCTTACTGTAACCGATACTTCTCATGGCGCCCTCCAGAATGACTTTGTGACTTTCTCTGGGGCTGCTTCTCTAGGCGGCAATATTACTGCGGCGGTGCTCAATCAAGAGTATCAGATAGCCACTATAATCAACGGTAACTCCTACACTGTAGAGGCCAAAGACACTTCTGGTAATACTGTGTTGGCTAACGGGTCAGATACAGGCAACAGTGGCGGTAGTACAGTAGGCACCTACCAAATCAATACGGGTAACGAAATTGCGGTGCCTTTTACAGGCTGGTCTGCGGGTACTTGGGGGTCGAATACATGGGGCAATAGCGGTGTTACACTTGCTCCTATGCGGCTTTGGAGTCAGGCTAACTTTGGTGAGGACTTGTTCTTTACCTACCGTGGCGGCGAGCTTTTCTACTGGGATGCAAGCAACTCGATAACTACCCGTGCAGTCTATGTGTCTTCGCTTAGCGGCGCGTCTAATGTACCTACTATAGTAAACAAAGCCTTTGTGTCGGACATATTCCGCTTTGCGTTTTGTTTTGGTTCTAATGATCTGGGTGCTGCTGCCCTTGACCCTATGCTTATCCGTTGGTCAGACCAAGAAGACGTAGCTAACTGGACACCTGCTGCTACTAACCAAGCAGGTAGCCTACGCCTTTCCCGAGGTAGTGAGATCATTACTGCACTACAAGCACGTCAAGAAATCTTAGTTTGGACTGACACCGCTGTTTACGGTCTTCAGTACTTAGGTGCCCCAGAGGTTTGGGGTGCGCAGCTACTCGGTGACAACATCACTATAGCCAGCACTAACGCAGCGGTATATTCCGGCAACATAGCGTATTGGATGGGCACGGATAAGTTCTACAGCTACGACGGTACGGTTAAGACCCTGCCTTGTTCAGTTCGCAGCTATGTGTTTAATGACTTTAATACTTCTCAATATGCTCAAGTAGTAGCTGGCACTAACGAGCGGTTTGACGAAATTTGGTGGTTTTACTGTTCTGCTGGGGTAACGCAGAACGACCGCTACGTAGTGTACAACTACCTTCAAGACGTTTGGTACTACGGCACGTTAGCGCGCAGTGCTTGGGTAGACTCGGACCTTCGAGAGAATCCTATGGCCGCTACCTACAGCAATAATTTAGTAAACCACGAAGTGGGCTACGACAACCAAGAAGGTGCAACGGCAAGCGCGATTACAGCTACAATAACTTCTTCTGAGTTTGACTTAGATAACGGCGATAGGTTAATGTTTATTAACCGTATGTTACCGGACGTAACGTTTGACGGGTCTACCGTTAGCGCCCCTGCCGCTACTATGACTTTACTGCCTATGCAGAACTCGGGTTCGGGGTACAACAATCCTTTGTCAGAAGGTGGCACTAATACTTCTACGGTAACGCGTTCAGCTACTGTGCCTATTGAGAAGTTTACAGGGCAAGTGTTTGTTCGAGTCCGTGGTAGACAAATGGCGTTTACGATGGAATCTACTGAAATAGGTGTGGCTTGGAAGCTAGGTATACCACGTTTGGATATGCGTCCTGATGGCAGGAGAGGCTAGTGGCTGAGCGACTAGTACAAAAAGTCCCAGCGCCTGCGCTTCCTATACCCAAGGCGGGGCCACTTAAGCAGTATCTGGATGACCTGAACAACATATTACGTCTGTTTTTTAACTTAGTATCGAACGCGGTTAACAGTGTATTTGGAGAGCAAGGTGGGCGGTTTATAGAATCTCCGAATGGTAAATTTTTCTCTACTACAGATCAAAACGCAGCGGTAGTAAATACGGCTTACGCATTACAGTTTGAAAATACGTATTTAGGAGAAGCCATAACCATAGCTGGAGGCTCTAATACACAAATAACTCCAACACATTCAGGGGTTTATAATTTTGCGCTTTCGGTAGAGTTAAACAGCACTAGCGCTAGTACCAAGACAGTAAACTTTTGGGTACGTAGAAGTGGTGTAGATATAGCCAACACAGGTAGAGAGCACGTAATTTCTGGTTCTGGTAGTATGAACGTGTTTAGTTACACTTTTTCAATAGACACAACAGCAGGGCAGTACATAGAGCTTATGTGGGCTACAGACGACACAAATATAACGTTAAACCATCAAGCAGCAGCTAGTCCTGCTCCTGTTGTGCCGTCCACCTTATTAACCGTAACTTTTGTGTCAGCGTTGCCAGAAACGCTACCGACACCGTAGGAGAAGATTATGCTAGATGGAGGACTCAGTTGGCTTACTTCTAAAGTTCTTGTCCCTAGCGTGCTTTCTGGTATAGGAAGTTTGTTTGGTGGAGGTGGCAAAAGCATTGAAGCTACTCCAATGACTCCAGAAGAAAAAGAGTTATTTAACGCCGCCCAAAAAACAGATAACGCTATACGCTTGGCAACACAAGATGAAGACGGGTTTGTTTCCGGTACAGAGGGCACTGCGCCAGAGGCTTACCTTTTAGATGCTTATGAAGCTGTTAACGCACTGCCAGATTCAGACTTAGAATTTTTTGGTGATACCAAAGATAAGCTTTTGGACAGTTTGGTGGGTGCGGGTGTTGACTCCTCTACGTCTTCACAGGGAGTTAAAGGTAAATGGTATGACCCCGAAACTGGAGAAGTATTGCCTGACTTTAATCCCAATACCGGTGAGGGTATGGGCACACTATTTCCGACTTTTTACCCAGACTCTGTAGCCGATCCGGGTGGTGGTGGGGGCGGTGGAGACACAGCAGCGAGTAGTGAAGCGGGTAGTACGGCTAGTAGCTCAACGGATAGTGCGCCAGAAAACGCAGTAGACTTAGATACTGAACATCCGTGGCTCTATGAAGGTAATGGGGTGTTGCGTAATGTCTTTACTGGTGAAGTTCTAACAAACGAAAGTGGCACTGAAAATCTTGTTGTAGGTGGTAGGTACAGTACGGGCGAGCCAAACCCTGCGACAGAAAGAACCGACACCGTGCCTACGGGCACTTTAACTTTACCTACTATTTTGCCCTTACCGGATTTTGGTGGCACTAGCACTACTAGCTCCCCATCCGACATTTCGTCCTTACCGGATTTTGATAGCACTAGCACTACTGGCTCAACGGGTACAGGTACAACGGGTACAGGAACTACAGGTACAGGAACTACAGGTACAGGAACTACAGGTACAGGTACAACGGGTACAGGAACTACAGGTACAGGAACTACAGGTACAGGTACGACAAACACCGGAGGCACGGGTGGCGGGTTAAGCACTGGCACGGGCACAGGTGATGGTGCAGGTACAGGATCAGGTACGGGCACAGGTGACGGAGCGGGCGACGGGGATGGTACTGGAGATGGTACTGGAGACGGTACAGGCGATGGTGCAGAAAGAGGCCAAGAGCTTGCAAATATTGTAGGCGGTGGCGGTAGCGGTAGCGGCGGTATGCGTACTGTTAAGACAGAAAAAGCAGGGTTGGCTGACATAACTAACACATACGACCCAAGTCTTTCCCTTGCCGAAAACATGGCCCTTATGCTGGGTACAAAAACGCAAGAGGAAGACGCAGTGGATAGCGCACTTATGTACGGTGGTGGTATAGTACAACCCGCTGATATAAATGCTGAAATTTTAAGAATTTTAGGGAGTCGCTAGCGATGTCCGTGTTTACAAAGTTTATTAAAAATCGATACACCGACGACGGTGTGGGGTTAGGTAGCTTAGATTTTAGCAATATAGCCAAAGACTTAGGTGCAGCGACAGCCCTATACGGTATTGTAAATCCTAATGATTCCAGCGGGTTAGCTAACTTTTTTGGCACTGGGCGTCCACAACAGCCTGTCGGGTACACTGGCGGTATTCCTAATTACACTGCCACTAGGGAGCTAGCCCCTAACGCTTTTGCTTCTACTTACACTACTCCAGATGGAGAACTCGCTACTCGTAGGCCCGGTATGGCGGGACGCAGGTATTTTACTGATACGCAGTTTACGCAGTCTGCCGACGAACCCCTTATGGGTGCTACGAAAGAACAAATAGCTGCTCAAAACCAAGCTGCTATAGACGATCAAGCGCTTTTTGAAAGCATACTGGGCGGGGTAGAAGCGCAACGCGTAGCCGACGCAGCTACACCTGTGGCTACACCTGTGGCTACACCTGTGGCTACACCTGTGGCTACACCTGTGGCT